GGCGCCTGCTTCCCCTGCTTCTGCCAGCTGGACCAGCGCCCTGGCGCGGTCCACATTGGCGTCATGCGTGTCGGCCTTTGCTTCCTTGGATGCTTGCTCCAGGCTGCCGATTTCTTCCAACAGGTCGGCCGCAGCCACCATGTCTTGGTATTGGGTGGCCAGCCGGCGAATGGAATCGGCGGCAGTGATCTTGTTCATGGTCTGGTCCTTCTCAGGTACGCATTGGGTTGGCACGACGCAGGGTCATGGATACCGTCAGGCTGGTGGTGCCGTCGCCGGCCGTGACTCGGGGGCGAACGTAGCGCGGCGTCTCCACGATCTGGCGAATGCCTGCCGCGGTGAAGCTGGCGGCCGATCCTTGGGCGTGGTAGAGGGTCGCCCATGTGCTGTTGTCGTTGCTGCCCTCGATGACGACAGTTCCGCCAGCGCCGAAGGTGCCGGTGACTTGGACGCACCGGTCGGCCCATGGGATCAATTCGACTGCGCTGCCGTCGGCGTTGGTCGTGGTCAGCGGCGTCCAGGTGAACATGGCAACGCTGCCGTCTCCTGCGATGTTTCCGTCATTGGTGGGGGTGACTGTGGCCATTTCGTGGTCCTCTGCTTTGTGTGTGGTGGGCTATCCGAGTACGCCCATGCCGGGTACGGTCGAATAGTTGGGCGTCAAAATCTTGACTGGCGCTGGCGGTGGTGCGCCTGGGTAGGCAAACGTCAGGGCCAAGCTGTCAGCCCGGTCTGGTGACTTCACGCCTCGCTTCTTGGCGTCTTCCTTGCTCTCAATCAGCAGTTCGCCAGCCCGGTAGCTGTACTGCAGCGATGTCAGGTCGGTCTTCAAGTCCGGGTCATTTGGGATGGAGGCTGCTTTCAGCCATTCCCGCATTTCGCGCCACATGAAGGCCCGCAAGTTGTAGTCCTGGCCGTTGCCCATGCGAAGCGAGCTGTTCACGTCAACCACAATCGGTTGCTTCCGCCCCGTGGTCTTGTCCACCCTGTCGGGGTAGTAGCCGCGCAGAATGTCCGCGACTCCGGCGCCGATGCCGATGGTGTCCACCGCGATCTGCTCGGGCGCCTCGTTGTAGGCGCTGATTTCTGCCTTTGTCCGTGCCGCCACTTGGGTGACATCGAGCTTTGCCGCGATGACCTGGCGCAACAGCACCCGGCCACGCCTGAAGCTGATGCACGTCTTGTCATCACCGAACCGGGCTACGTCAACCCCAACACGCAGGCCGCCGTGCGGCTTGACATCGGCCGGGCCCCGCATCTGCGCGGCAAGCACGATTTCGCCCGGGTTGAAGGCGTTGCTGATGGAGCCTTCGTAGTTCCGGTCAATTTCCTGGGCCACGATCACCGGGTCCAGCGTCTCGCATTGGCGCTGATACCAGGCTTTGTCTTTCCTCGGGTCTTCCTTCCAGTCGAACACGAACACCGAAATCTTGCCGCTGTGCCGCTTGCGGTAGAACGGATTGCCTGGCCCGTTGGGCGTGCTCACGTCAATCTTGCAGTTCGAGGTCTGGCTCAGAGCTGCGTCAATCGCTTCGGCATGCTCGTAGAAAGCCGACTCGTCCTTGAAGTAGATTGAGGTTCTGTTGCCTCGCCCGATGTTGTCGCCGGCCTCGCCTACGATGCTGGACCCGTTTTCTCGGTTCAGGATCCGCATGTGCGGCGCGTCGGTGCGCTCGTTCCAGTCTTCCGGGCGGAACTCAATGGGCAGCAGGTTGATGAACTGCCGGATCTTCCAGAACAGCGACTTGGGGTCGCCAATCTTGTCTACGTATTCCTCTTTGCGGCTGCCGAAGCCCACAACCACGCCCGGGTGGAACAGCCACATCCAGACGCCGACAGCCACGCACAACCACGACACGCCCATGTCCCGGCTTTTTTCAACCAAGCCATCTTCCCGGCCGCGCCACCTGGCCACAACCCAGTCGATGTACTCAACCTGCTTGGGGAACAGCACAAACGGGATCAGGGTTGGTAGCCCGATCTCAGCGTTCCGCGGGTCGAACGTCATGCCCCAGTCGTCAATGAAGGCAACCGGGTTGTTTTTGTAGTGCTCCTTGAGCGCCGGCAGAGCTGCAGGATTGGCCCTCAATCGCTTGAGTGCTGCCGCCCGCTCCTTGAATTCGCCGTCATAGTCCGGGCTTTTCCAGTCCCAATCGCTTAAATTTTCAGCAGCCGGTTTTTGGCTCATTTCCGCCTGTTTTGGGGTAAAACCCCGTGATTTCTGGCACTTCCAACGGCCCAGGCGCCCAAGTTATCCACAATCAGCCGCCAAGAATAGCCCGGTAGGCTTCGCTCGGGGTCATCGTTACATCGTGCTCGATTTTCCCGCCGTTCTTCCCGCTGTGCTCGTGGTCGATCTTGTCGCGCCACGTCGAGGATTGACGGTTGCGCAGCCACAAACTGGCAGCCTGCGTGTCAGGCGGGTAGTGCTTGGTCAAAGGGGTCAGGGTAATCTGCCCCTGATAGTTGCTCACATTCACCTCAGGATGGCTGTATCCCTTGGCTCGGTGGAACAGCGCCTCAGCAATTTCAGCGTCTGCAACCTCTTTCCCGCGTGTGATGGACTCGGAAAAGCTGGGGTGCACCTTCTTCCATTCGTGGATCGTGTCCTCGTTCACAGACAGCAAAACGGCCAATTTGGCGTCAGTCGCGCCCAACAGGCAGAACTTGTAGGCCAGTTCGTCGTACTCGGGTTTGTAAGACGTTGGCCGGCCTGTCTTGCGTTTGGGCGCAGGCTTTGCAACCTTCTTCGCCGCTGTCTTCTTGGCTGGCATGGTCAGTTGACCCCGACAAGGCGCAGCTTCGGCGCTTCCAGCTTGACGGGTTCTTGGTCTTCCTGCGGTGCCCCAAGGGTGTTCATGTGCTCCATCAAAAGGATGGCTGCGCGGTGTGCCGGGCTGTTTGGTGCGGCTTCGCCATGGAAGTTGGTGGTGAGCTTTACGCCAGCCAGGCCGTCGTCTTCCAGGGTCAGAGTTGCCTTCATGCTGTTGCTCCTGCTGCGGCCCGGATCCATGCCACGGTCATTTGGGCTTCGTTGCGGGCTACCTGCTCCATTTCTTGGTTGTACTTCTGCATCCTTGCCTTGTAGGGTGGGAACAGGTCGAGGGGCTGCTGCCGCCCGGCCTTGATCCATTGAAGCTGCAATTCAAGAGCGTCAAGCCGGCCACGGTTCCATGGGGTTTCGGGGCGTGCCTTTGCTTCGTCAATCCGCGCCTGAAGTTCTGCCGCTTCTGGATCCGCGATGTACGTCATACGCTGAAGGCTTCCGCAAAGCCCTTGGCTTCCTCGGCTTGGCCTTCGGCCATCTTGCCGTTGGCTTTGTAGATGTCCATGGCGGTTTTGATGGCTTCCTGAAAGTCACCAACGGGTTGCATGGATTCCTTCTCCATACCTGCGGCCTGGGCGCCTTCCTCTTCGGCAGCTTCGTATTCAGCGGTTTCCACACCCACGCTGATTTGGCCGTCTGCACCCACGTAGATGCAGATTTCGTAGCCACCGGTGGGGGCTCCTTCTTCCTGCTCGGTCATTGCTGCGGGTTGTTGGGGCATCATGGTTGCCATGGCGGTCTTTCAGTGTTGGAGCGTGGCTCTCAGTTGGCGGGAGTCGCCGCGGCAGGCTGCGTAGGCGATGTTGATTTCGTCGGCTTCGCTTTGGAGCCGTTGGAGTAGTCCAGTAAGCTCTGCTGAAAGTAGCCCACCGGTTTGGGTTCCGTCTGGGTCACTATGCTGGGCTCCGGGGGAATCTTTGGCTTGGGGGCCACTACCACCGCTCCCACATCCGGGCGCGTTGGGGTCGCGCAGCCGGCCGCCAGGCACAGCAGCAAGACGCTGGCGAAGGTCGGCAACGGTCTTGCGGGCTTGGGCATCTTTCAACTCCTGGGCGTCTTTGAATTTGCGCAGCTCGTCCGTGGCTTTGTCGGCTTTGGCTGTCTCGGAAGCCAATTTGTCTCGCGCTTTGGTCTTGAGCTCGTCCGTGGCCTGCTGCCATCTGGCGTTGGCTCTGGCCTCTCCGATGTCCTGCTGATGGACTGCCCATGCGTTATAGCCAAGCACCAGGGCGAGGATCAGGCCTCCGGCCAGCAGCCACCGGCCGGGGTTCAGCCAATCCATCAGGCCAGCGCCTCTCGAGCTGCGGCGGTCAGTTCTTCCCGGTGGGCCAGCCCTATCAGGCCGCCGTTTACTCGCCGGGTCGTCTTCTCGGGGGCGCCCAGCAGTTCATCGGGGATCCGGTCTTCCCACCAAGCGATGCAGGCTTCCAGCGCAAAACGCGGCTGCTCCAGCAGCTCGGGCATGCCTTCAAGGTCTTGGCCCATGATTTCGCCCACTGCGCGGTAGTTGTCGCGGCCGGTGATCTGCAGCGGGCCCCTGCCGCGGTACTTCCAGCCGTCGCCGGGCTCGGTATTTCCCATCCGGCCGCCGTACACCCGGTTGGCCAAGGC